TGTGAGAACAGCGCAGTTTGCGTAGGTTCTGAAGATGATCCTAAATGGATCTTGGAATATGCCGGTAAATTAGCCGACATCTACTTGGGGGCAATATGAGCTATGAACAATTTACAAACCGATATTACCGATATACACAAACCGCTAGATCTGTATCCGAAGCACTTAGAGATGCAGATTATGCAACGCCTGTTTGGAGATGCGAAACGGATTGGGATAGATCTAAATCTTTCTTCAGGGACATGTTTATGTGGGTGTTGCTTTTTGGCGCAACCTTCGGAATCTTTGGAACAGGATTGTGGACATGGATAACAAGGTAAAAGCAAATGAATACCAAGTTGCCGGTACTCATTATTCTGCTAATGCTATTCAGCCTTGGGACTATATCGTGGCTAATGGTTTGGGGTACCTTGAGGGAAACATTATTAAATATACCACTCGGTGGCGTAGAAAAGGCGGTATACAAGACCTTGAGAAAGTTATTCACTATGCTCAAAAACTTATTGAAGTAGAAACGATTAGAAAATTAAAAGAGGATCACGATGGAATACAAAGAACTTAGACAAATTGATGTCTCAAAATACACGGAGAAGAAAAATGGTCTTACTTATTTATCTTGGGCGTGGGCAGTCGACCAGCTATTACTTGCTGATCCAAAGGCGCATTGGTTTTATCCGGAGTACCAACGCTGGGGCAATGGGACAGTCATGGTCTTTTGTACCGTTGTCGCAAATGATATCGCTAGAACGGCGCAACTTCCCGTTATGGACTACCGCAATAAAGCGATTTCGGAACCCGATGCGTTCGCAATTAACACGGCAATGCAAAGATGCCTTGCTAAGGCGATAGCACTGCATGGGCTGGGTCTATATATATACAACGGTGAAGACGTTCCCCCTGACCTTGGGGCTGATGTCACAGCAGACGTGGCTGCTAAACAAGCGCCAAAAGTTGCTGCACCACCCAAAAAAGAAAAGTTCTTTGACGACTCAGATCCTTGGGAAATCAAAGTAGATACATCAAACGGGGAATGGCCTACCTCGCTCCAACAGGCCGTAAATATGTTGATTGGTCTTGCTCAGAAAGCCGAGGATGTGAATAACATCTACAAGGTAAATCAGAAGATCTTTGAAGAACTCAAAGAGAAAGACCAAAAGATATATGATGCTATTTTTGCTTTATTTAAAACAACGAAGAATGAATTGAAAGGTAAGTGATGACACAAGAATATCCAAACACAGGCGGTTTATGGAGAACCAAAGAAAAGAAGTATGACAAGTCTCCTGATATGTGGGGTGAGTTAAAGATAGACCGTGATTACTTACGTCAATTACTGGATGAATCTAATGGTTTAGTTACTATCAAGATTGATGCATGGAAAAAGGAAAGCGCTACTGGTAACTCCTATTTATCCATCAAGGTCAATACATGGAAACCGGACGGAGCTAAAGCTAAATCAGAAGAGCGGATGCCGTTTGACGATTAAGGATGAGTATGACAACGATCCAATTTGAAAGCATTAAGACGGGTCTTAAACAGTCTAAGGATGGCTATATGCTGTCCTTGGCTGTACACCCTGACGAACTCCCAGAAGAACTGATGAGGGATTTTGTAGGCGCTCGTTACATGGTGGTTATGGTTCGCATTGGAGACGATGAGCAGCCTTTAGACCGAGAGATGGTAAAGAAACACCACCCAGCCGTAGCTATAGCTGGAATGCTATGCAGGGATAAGTTATTTTGGGAATACATTGATATGCGCTGTAACGAAAATGTAATGACCGAAGCAGAGTGTTCTGAATGGCTTAAGTGTCATTTTGAGATTGACTCAAGAGCAGAGCTTAAAAGTAATGAGAAAGCCCGTGAAGCATTTTTGCAATTTAAGGAAGAGTACGAAGAATGGAAAAAGTAGAAAGAAAGATGATTCCTTATAGTGTTTATCTTCCTAAGGAGCATCACGCAAGGTTAACTAAGCTGGCTAAGGAGCGTAAAGCTTCAGCGCTGATTAGGGATGCTATCTGCGTACTGCTTGATGGTGGGGATCAATACAAAGCGGGCTATAACCAAGGCTTGAGGGATGCCGCCAAGTCTGTTACCAAGGTAAATATTTTTAAAGAAATTGCTTATAAAGGAAAATACATTGATACTCTAGTTACTGAAATCATTGAGCAACTGGAGATGAGTTAATGTTTTTATCACTACAACCTAATGACCAAAATATCAGGGATTTGATTGAAATAATTGGCGATATATTGATAGAGCATCAAGCTATGAATGCTGACGTTTTGAGTGCCGTCCTTTATATTGCGGTTAATGTTTGTGATGATATGGAAATGAGTAAGCAATTATTTTTAATTAATTGTGACAATATGTACGACTCACAATCTCGATTTGCCCAAGTAGAGGAAGGAACCATAATTCAATGAATGAGAATGATTTAAGAGATTGTTTTGCCATGTTTGCTTTGAACGGTTTGCTGAGTAGGGCTAGTGTGTTTGATGCTAAAGAAGTATGGGAAATAGCTGACGCTATGCTAGAAGCTCGAAACAAAACCGAATCCGATGATGGAATTGTAGCGATTAAGAAAACCCGTAAGAAACTAACCTAGGAGAAGTCATGACCAGCTTTACCACTGAAGACCGTTTAAGCGCAGAAAAAGAACCGATTCCATTTGCTGGGTGGATTTATAGTACCACCGGGCATTCTTTGGAATCAACGATTGAAGTGTTGCGAGATCAGATTCATGCAATGAACTCAGAGATCAATCGTTTAAATACTTATGTTCGTGAGCTGGAAACTAAGGTCTTTGGAGGGGTTACAAAATGATTGGTCTACTTACGGCTTTCTTTTTATATACTGCTGAAGCGCATTGGATTTGGTGGGTATTGTGGGCGCTATTATCTATTGGTGAAGCTATAAAATTTGTGAGGAACTCATGACTTGGAACCTTCGTTTAGTTGATAGATCGGATGAATCAGATGAACCATATATTGAAATATGTGAAGTTTATTATGACCAGTTGGGAAAGCCCCTTGGTTACTCTAATGCTACGATGGGCGGAGAGAGCCGAGAAGAAATTAAGCAGTATTTATTATGGGCATTAGAAGCTTTGGATAAACCTTTAGTTAAGTTTAAGGAAGATCATGGAAATTACAGTAAAAATTATTAAAGAGAACAAGGATGGTTCGGCTGATGTTGAAGCCAACTTTGATAAAGAAGGTTTAGAAACGCTTATCCAGTGGGGTCTGGTTGCCATGATTAAAGAGGGAATCAACACTTATGCCACGGACGAGCAAAGAGAAGCCAAACTTGTTCCTGTAATTAAAAAGAAAAAGAAAAAGAAAGAAGTAGAGCTTGACATGGACGGGAGATGCTAATGAGAGATGGCGGGAAAGGCGATACACAGCGCCCGTTAAAAGTTCCTATGGAAAAGTTTGATAATAATTGGGATACTATATTTAAGAAACCTATACCAGAAGAGAAGCCACAAGATGAACGTAAACAAGGATGAAACCCATATGACCCAAAGAGAGGTCGCAGAAGCCCTAGGAATGAATAGGGGCTTAGTTCATTACATTGAGAAGGTAGCCATAGCCAAGGTCAAAAAAGAGCTTAAAAAGCGCAATATTGACGCCAAACTGTTATTTAAGGATACCAAGTGAGCGGTTGGCTTATTATCCTAACAGGACTAATTTATGCGTATATTGGTATTGAGCAAGGATTTAAAGGCAATATGCCTATGGCTATTTGCTACGGCTGTTATGCTGGCGCTAATGTGGGTCTGTACATGATGGCAAAATAAGGTAAAATGGTGCAATGCAACATAACTTAAAGGAGATTGCTATGTACGATTACACCAAAGCTACTAAACAATACCAAGAATTATTCGATAAGATTCAACAAGTTAACGAATTTTGGACTAATTCTATTATTTCTAGTATTAAAGAATTTTTTAAGTTTTAGTCCAAACTGTTGGGTGGTCTTTTGCCAGTGAGTACACTTTGACTGGTTCGCCGGAATAAAGGTCTGACTGGCAAGCTGCCCAACATGCTTCTTCAGCTGTGTGTCCCAAGGACATTACTGCTAGGGCTGCTGCAGTACCGCTTCCAATAGCGTCTACGTCTGTATGCTCCCAGAACTCCAAGTCTTTCCCAGATACAAACAAACCATCATTAGACAGCAACATAAAGTCGGCGTCATTCTCAATCTTGATGACGGGTGGCTTACCCTTCTTGCCGTCTTTGAACCATTCTACGACCTTCTGAACGCTCATCATATCGCCCGCTCCAGCTAACCAGCCTTGAGGGACTTTGAATACTTTAGGTAAATTAAAAGCCTTGGTATCAGAATCATCATCTGAAGTCTGGCTATCCGAAACTAATAGCTTGCGTTTAGCATCACCGATAATCGTTGTCATATCTTCAGAATCTCCCCACGGAACTCAACCTCATCTTCTCCGCATACCATAATCAGCTCTGGCATTAGCATACGGCCTTGGTCAAAAGATAACATGACGAATCCGGAACGCCAGTCTTTAGGACTATCCTCGCAATACTCAAAGGTGCTAGACATAGGATC